CCCTAAAAAAAGTGTATGTCTATACAAGATATCCTATGCTCGGAGAGCCACTGAGAGAAGATGGAAAGTATAATACTGGAATGATGGTTTATGCTTGGTTTGTGTTTGAAAAAAAATATGATGGTCCTGCTGTGATTAATTGGATAGATAACAATGAAGATGTAATATCTAAAAACGATAAAATTATTGGTGAGGGGAAATTAATTTTTCAATAGAATGTTCTGTGGAAAACTGGATTTCTTATAGTGGTAACGCACCCTAATCTAAATAAGGGGAGTTCTCTGAACTCTTTTTTTTATGAATAACTTTTTAGTAATAATCTACTTCACATTCTTCGCAGTCATCGCAGGAGGTGCCTTTGCGATGATGTGGGCAAACATTCAGGCAATAAATGAGGATATGAATAAACCAAAACCAAAGAGGCATCCAGAGGCACCTAATCCTGGTGAAGAGGTTATGTATGTTGACTTAAATAGAGAGAGGTTAGAACAACTGTATAAAGATGATTAGTTCCGAGACACCCTATAAACTCGCAGAAATCATCAGAGACACCTGGCCCAACCTTTACAGACCTCCTGTAATACCTTATAATAAAGAAAAGAATCTCAAAGATGAAAAGGTACAATAGTGAAGATTACTTTTCGGTGATTAACAAAAACACTGGAAAAAAGATTGCAGACTGTGGTGAAAAAGAAGATGCTCTAATGTTGGTTTCTTTTGACCCTCAAAATAGAGTCATTACAACAAACAAGTTTCTAATGGGTCAGGTTGTGGATGTTGCAATGCCCAAGGCACTTCCTACGAGTGAGATTGTTGTAAATATGGACGGAGGTGTTGGTGGTTCTTGGAGAGTAGAAGAACCAGAAGTACTTCCTCAAATCAAACTCCCAGAGGGACAACAAGAACCACTCAGGTTTTAATCTAAATATTCATAAGTCGCAAACACTTATGGTTCCTCCACATTCGTTCAAGGACTATTTGTTTAATCTTCAAGCAACAAATAAATCAGAAGCGAAACGAATGTGGAGGGCAAATATAAAAGACTACTGGGAACACAAGTGTGCCTATTGTGGGTCAGAAGAAAACATCACGCTCGATCATATTCTTCCACAGTGCAAAGGTGGACTTGACGTTAAAACAAATATAGTTGCTTGTTGCCACTCCTGCAATCAATCCAAGGGACATACTCATTGGGAAGATTGGTTTTTTACACAAGACTCTTTTACAGAAGAGAAACTATATAAATTATATGAGTGGATGAGACCAGAAAAACCACAAGACTTATACATTTACAGACCCAGAAGAAACAACGCAAGTTAGTATTATGAAATTTACAGTTTACTCTAAGAATGGTTGTCCTTATTGCACCAAAGTAAAACAGGTGTTAGAATTATCAAACCTAGAGCATGTTGTCTACACACTTGGAGAACATTTTAATCGTGAAGATTTTTATGCTGAGTTTGGAAAAGGTTCTACTTTCCCTCAAGTTATTTTAAATGATCAACAACAACTTGGTGGATGCACTGACACTGTTCGATATCTAAAGGAGCAAAACATAATCTAATGGAATCAACCTTTCACGAAGTTTATTATGATGTAGAGCAAGCAATTGACCTTGCTTTTAGAGGTAAGTTTGTATTGAAATTTTATGATTATTTAAAAGTTAAAGGAATTCTGAGAAGAGAGGTAGAGGAGTTTATTGAAAGCTCAACTGCAAATGAAATCAGTAATCTTATAATGGACCTTGACGATTATCTTGAGGGTGGTGATGATAACATTCATAAACAACTTCGTGAAGGATACGGACACATTCCCAAACCCGAAGCAAGAAAGATTCGAAATTATTTGTATTGTATTTTAGAGGATGCGTGGAAGTATAGTCATGATAAAAGACCAGGAAGACGAAAGAAGCAACCTAAATAATTCAGAACCCGAAATCAATCGGGGAATTGAATTACTACTTAGAAATAGGAGGAAGAGAGAATCAAAACCAAAGACTTTTCAAGTGAAGTTTGGTAAAATGATTTCTCTCTTTCATAGGGAGTTTCATTTCTTTATAGAATTTCACTTTGATATTAAAAAAAACAAACTCTCTGGAGAAGACGAATGGGATCCGCATATGTAATCACATTTACAATAATGTTTACTTTGCTATTTTTTATGGTGGGGAGCATAATTGGTTGGTTAACTTATAGGTATTTGTTAGAATCTAGACCTCCTTATCTGCATCCAGAATTTTTTGATGAAAACGGACAAGTCATACCTGATGAAGTTGTTGCCGTTAGATTTGAGGAAGGATATTTTGATGATGACGATGAAAATGTTGATTAATTAACATCACTAAATATTTTAAACCTATAGTATTACTACTGAAATTTATGACTATAACAAAAACAAAGAAGACTACAATTATAACTGAAAAACCAATTGAAACTCTTCCGAATAATCCTTTTATATTTGAAGTTTTAGAACTTGCATCAAAGCAAAGAAGCAATGTAAAAAAAGTTGAAGTTTTGAAAACTTATGGTGATGCCCCACTTAAAACTGTTTTAATTTGGAACTTTGATGAAACGGCAATCTCTCTTCTTCCGCAAGGAGATGTTCCTTATGCAAGCACTGGAGAACAAACATCTTATAGTGGAACTTTAAGTTCTAAAGTGAATGATGCAGTATTTAAAATGAACGAATTGGGATCGAATTCTTTGGGATCTATGGATCAAGGAAAATCTTCAATTCGAAAAGAATATCAAATGTTCTTTAATTTTGTAAAAGGTGGTAATGATGGACTAAGTTCTCTTCGAAGAGAAACAATGTTTATTAATATCTTACAAGGTCTTCATCCAAAAGAAGCAGAACTTTTATGCTTGGTGAAAGATAAAAAACTTACTGATAAATACAAAATAACTTTTGAAAATGTAAAAGAATCATTTCCTGATATTCAATGGGGTAATCGTTCGTGAGTATCGCAACAGAAGAGAGAGAAAAAATGGCAGAAAAGAAAAAAACAGATAAAGAAATTCTGCCTCGTGAATATGGATGTGAAATTCTTCTTGAAAAAACAACTATTGAAAAGGCAAAAGATTCATCCTTTCCAAATGATGCATACCTAATTTGGTATCTTGTGAATCGAGAATATTATGTTGATTTAACCAGGTGTGGTAAAAAATCTAACTTGTTTGATATGTACTATGATACCTATGGACCAGGTGCAGTTCAAAGAATTGACTTTGGATATGGAAGAGTTGATCCAAGACTATGGGGATATCAGAAAACAGAAAAAGGGAAGAGAAAATGAGTGCAGGATTTGGTAGTGATGTAAAAAATGCTAATATCACAATTGATTTTGATTATGTAGATGTTATATTGAAACAATACAAAAAAATTAAAAAATATAAGAAATCATCTCTGTATACAATAAAAACTATGGACGGTACAGAGACAATTGTGAGTTCATTGATCAAAGAAGCAGAGGACAATCCTTTAGATTAATGGGTAAGCATTATTTACTAAACCTTTATGGTTGCTCATTTGTTCTTTTGAATGATGAGTATTGTCTTATAGATTTATTAGAAAATGCAGCAGTTGCAAGTGGTGCAAATGTGGTTCAAACTATCTCAAAAAAGTTTGAACCACAAGGAGTCACAGTTTTATGTTTACTATCCGAAAGTCATATAAGTATTCACACTTGGCCTGAAGAAGGTAGAGCAGCCGTAGATGTTTATACTTGTGGGGACGGCAATCCTAAGATTGGATGTGATATAATTATTGCACAGTTATATCCACAAAGATACAAGTTAGAGTGTATTGGGAGATAAATAGTAATGCTTAATCGTGGTTGTTTAAGCAAAGAGTGGGAGCAGAAATGCTCCTTTTCTTATATAAATAACTCTAACCACGATTAAAGCAGATGAATAAATTTTATGTCTACGCATATATGCGAGAAGACAGGTATACTCCTTAGTATAAATTAATACTCTATTGACTAAATAATATTAGGTATGTTATATTAATACCATCGTTCATCCTCATTCTAGAGGACGCAAGTAGGACGACGCGGAACGCAAATCGTTCATTTATGGAAACACTTCTTTTAACTTGCCTTCAAGCACAATTTTTGATTAATAAAATTGAAGTAACCAATTTAACTCTTAGAGAAAAGAATGATTTGATCTGGGAAGTTGGGCAAGTTACTTCAAAAAAGTGTAACATAGACGGAAACGCCGCCCCAAGGAACGGGAATTAAAACTCTCATTCTGGAGGAAAATCCTAATGTCTCAAGCAAATTATAGGGGTGTCGCATATGACACCGAACAACGCCGTCAAGCACAGGCACAAGTGCAGCAACAACCTCAACAATACAATGAGACCTACCGTGGGGTCAAATTTGTAAAAGAGGGGAACAAGGGATGACAGCAACCTACCGTGGTGTGAAGTATAATACTCACACTCCAAAACTACAATACCGTAAGTGGTATTCAGAAACACACGCCCCATCACATTCAACAAACACATATCGTGGTGTTGCTTACCGTCCTTGTAACAACTGGAACTGGGAGGAGAAGAAATGAAAAAACTTAACTTCCTGCAATTGATTAAGGAGCAAAAGCAAAAAGAAGAGCGTCGTCATCAAGCACAACTAGCACAACTAGTGGGAGCAAAGTAATGGCACAAACTATCGTATCTTTAACTGCTGGACTTGCCTTAAGCACAATTCTACTCTCAACCTATATTCAATGGTTGTATAAGCACTAATCACCAGGGGGGCAACCCCCTTTTTTAATAGGCATAAATTTTTATTGCGTAATATCAGAAAATCAACACAAATCATCTACATAGTGGTAGAATATACGAGGTGAAGGAAATGAAAGAAAACTCTTTATTATGATATTCTTTGTGCTTGGAGGTCAATATGCACAATCTAATTTCTTACAATCAATTAGCCGCTTGGACAAATTTGGAGAGAACAATTGATGAATTTACAGATC